GCCGCGTGGTGCTTCGCGTCCCATTTCAGGTGGCAGCGCTGGCAGAGCGCTCTGCAGCGCTCCGGGTCGGCGTGGGTCTCGTCGTGGTCCATGTGCGCGATCGTCAGCACGACCTTGCTGCCGGTCTCCGGGTGGGGCTGGCCGTTGGCGGCGCGGCACTCCGGGTGTTGTGGCGTGCCCTCGCAAGCGTTGCCTGCGCGCCCGACCAGGGAGGCGCGAAACTCCTTCCACTCCTTCGAGTGCGTGCCGCCGCCCGGGTATAGCTTCATGCGGACGGAGCGGATCGGCATTATGCTGCGCTCCCTGCGTTTCGGTGCGTGGTGCCGCGCTCGACGCCGATCAACTCGTCGAGGAAGTCGAGAACGGCCACCTTGCTCTGTTGGAATTCCTGCTTGTCCATCGCCTTCATGGACTGGCTCTTCGCCACATACCGGGTGACGGTCGCCTCTTTCACGTCGACGATGGAAAAGCCGTCGATCGGCCGGATGAACGCGGCCATGCGCGATGCTTCCGCCTTGCTCGAGCAGACAATTGTGTGCGCGTCGCAATAGCCTGTGCGGATCAGTGCATAGGCTCGCAGATGTTCCGCGGATTCTGCGAAGGGCAGGCCAGCGAAATGCTCTGGCAGGTTCCGCCAGGCCTCGGCGACAGAGGCGAAATAGTGCCGGTGGCTGTTGAGGCTGCGGTCGTTATGCTCGGCGAGGTAATATTCCTCGCCGACGACAAGGTGCCGATCCGCCAGCGACTGCCAGCGGCGGTTCACGGGCACCAACTCTTCACCGGTCCAGCGGAACATGAGCGGCTGCATGGTTTAGCCCGCCATCAAAGGATGATTGCGAAGCTCATCGTTCGCAGGCCGGGAAGGCTTGCGAGCAATAGCTGCTTCGATTTCCTTCTTGAGCGCCAGCGCATCGCCGGGCTGCAGAGCCCAAAACCTTTTCAGCGGCTCGCGGTTCGCGTCCTGCCACTTCGCGACGAGCTCGGGCGATGATTGCCCGATGAACTTCATGACCTCGTCGGCGAACTTGCCGACTGGCACGTTTTCAAGCGTCCAGTTGTCACCCCAGGTGACGGTGATCGCGTTATCGGCTCCGATCGCGCGCATCCGGTTGTCCTCGCGCTCCTTCAGGACGATCTCGGATGCGGTGAGGTCGAGGATTTTGGCGCGGTCCATTTCCGCTTCGTCGTACAGGCCGGTGAACTGTTCGGGCCAGCCGGCGCGCAACGCCTGCATCTCGGCACACTTCGCGATCATCAGGCGCGGCATGCGCGCCCAGTTGCCGCTGTCGTCGAGCGTCTGTTTTCCGGTCTTGTAGTTCTTCCCAGTCTGATCGTTTTTCGCCCACTCTTCCTTGATCGGGGCGAACTCTTCCCAGAATGCCTGGCCGGCGACCTCGTACCATTCGCCCGACTTTGGATCCTGCTTCCAGAGATAGACGGTCGCGGACACGACACCGTGCGGGTTCAGCGGTCCCTTGAGCGACGGGTCGAACTCATAGGTTGGTGGTTTGCTTGCCGGCCGGTAGTCGCCGCATCGCTGCGCGATGACGCGCTGGCCGTCACGGCTGATGATGATGGTCATGTTGCGCTTCTCGGCGTTGTTCTTCGAGAAGACCATGGGGATGATCTGCTTGAGGAACGGGTCGAGACGCTTGGCCTTCGCCACCTCCATATAGAGGTTGAACTCTTCGTCGTTGCAGTCCTTGGCGATGGTCTGTTTGACCAACGCGATCTGCTTGGACGTCAGGTCGAATGTGGTGATCGCGTTCATGGTTACTTCCTCCGGACCGTGAGAGAGAACGAACCGTTGTCGAGGGTGGCGCCGGGGATCGGGGCGGCATCCTTCTCGCGCAGGTCGGCGGTAAGGGCTTTCTTGTCGAGCTTTGGAGCGGGGCGCGGCTGCTCAACCCAGTACTTGGCCGGGATATCCGCCTCATCGGTGACGATCAGGCCGGGCGCGCGCTTCGAAAGAGACAGGGTTGCCGTCGGCAGCTTCATCGACATCTGGTCGGTTGCCAGCATCGCCTGTTCGATCAAGGCCCGGATGCGCTCGGCGCGCTTCTCGATAGCCTTGCGGCGTGCCTCGAAGTCGGATTCCTTGGCCTTGAGCCCAGTCACCAGAACGTCGCACTCGTCGAGTTCGGCGATTGCCTCTTCGATGGCCTCCATGAGGTTCGTTTCGCCCTCGATGGTGTCGGCGACGAGCTCGGCGTCGTCATCGGCGCCCTGGTTACGGAGATCGACGAGGAGGGCCTTTGCCGCCTCGGTCTGTCTGCGCATGCTGTGTTCGATTGCGGGAGCGGTCATTAGACGGTCCTCTCGGCTACGATTTTGCGGTGGATCTCCTCGGTGTTGGCAAAGCCGATCGCCATGAAGGCGAGGAAGGCGGCGAGGAGGATGATGAAGGTGGCGACGCCATAGGACGCACGGTTGAACTCGGCGAGCGCGTCCAGGTCGATGTTGCGCGCCGGCGGGAGAGTGCAGTGGCCGCATTCGCAGTACCGCGCAGCCGGGTCGCACGCGTATTGGATAGGGCGGGTGCTCATAGCCCGTCCCTCATCTCACGACGCGCGTCGGCGGCGTCCTCGGCAGCCATGGCGTCCTTGTCGGCAGCATCTTCGAGGAGGTGGTTCTTGAAACCGTCGCTCTCGTAGATTTCGTGCTCAACCCAGCTTGGAAGCGGGAGCTCTACGGATTCCAGCATCGCGCGGATCTGCTCGACCTCGACCGAGCGAGGCTCTTCCGGCTGCGTGAGTGTCGCGGCGCGGTACCGGCTGACCGAGTATTCGACTTCGAGATCCAACTCGATATCGAGACCGCCTACCGAGATCAGGAGCGGCGTTTTGATATGGTACTTCGTGCTCACAGCGCTGTTCCAATCACTGGCGCGAATTCGCGAGCGGCGAGGCGGGCGCGGTTGTCGTATTCGGGTTGGTCGACGTAGGAACCCTCGGCAAAACCGGAGGCGCGGAGGACCGACAAAGCGTCCTCAATCGCGCGGTTGTAGGCTTCGTCGGCGGAGGAGAACGAGCCGCCTCCGAGCGCTTCAATCTCGCGGTACAGTTCGTGCAGCTTCACGCGGCGGGGCTTGAAGGACATTACGCGGCCTCCTTCTCGACCGAGGGCGTTGCGGTGAAATCGGGAAAATCGGAAACGCGCTGGTACGTCTCGACCGTGCAGCCGGGGTAGGCGGCAAGCTCTTCGATCGCATCGTCCTCCCAGCGGAACTCGACTGCATCAGCGTCGTCGTAGGAGAAGAAGCCCTCAACGGTCAGGAACCGGCCAACCTCGTCTTGGATGCTGTATCGGGTGACCATCGCCATTTGCTTCGTTCCTCATCCAGCGCCTTGCTGTAATGAGATGTAAGCATAGCTAGAAAATGCTTTCAAGCAAAACTTTAAAGCAAAACTAGAAAACGCCTCTCGACTCTTTCATGAAAAGAATCAATGTTTGAGAACGAATAGTGAACAAAGGAGAAGGGAATGGGGCTGCCGACGCGCGAGCCACTCTTGGGAGAAGTGGCGTCCGTATCTGTTGAGTGTTCAGATTGTGGGAGGTCGCGCTGGTGGCAAGCCAGTCAGTTGATGCGCTTCCCTGGGGTCTTCACGGGAACGCCGTTGGCAAAGCTGTCGGCCCGTCTGACCTGCTCCGCCTGTCAAGAAGACGGGCTGCCGGGGAAGAGCATTTCCGTCCAGGCCTTATTTGTGAGCGAGAGCGCGCGCGTTCGCGCAGAGGCGCACGTCCTCAATAGCCGAGAAGTTCCGCCAGAGGTATCACGCGCCATAGCGCCTTTACGGCGTAGCGGTTGAAGGTCAATTCCTTCGGTGGGTTGTACTGGCTGACGATGACCTCGGAAGCCGTCCGGCGTACGAAGTACTTAATGTAGGATTTCCCCACATCGCCTTCGTTCTCCGGGAAAAGCTCAATGACTATATGGTCGCCGGGCACGGGCTCCCGGCCGCCTACGTATATCAGTTCGCCGGGAAAGTAGCGGGGCACCATGCTGTCGCTGATCGTGTGAAGGGCAAAAGCCTTCACCACGCCGGTAAGCCCGGGCGGGCGCCGCACGAAGCCTTGTCGCTCTCCATTGAACCTGAAATCGCCATCGTCACCGCCAGCTGTGGTGCCGAGGATTTCAATGTCCATTGGGCCGGTCGGCGGCGGGGCGGGATCGGTTACGCGCTCCGCGTCAGCGAGCGGCTCGTCCGTTAAACTGACGACTTCGCCCCGGCTGAGAGCGCCCTGATCGACGCGAAGGAAATCAGAAAGCGCAATGAGATTTTCGGTCGAGGGCAGGTTCTTTCCGCTCTCGTAGTTTCCGATTGCCGCGACGTGCACTCCAAGATGCTCGGCAAGCTGCCGCATAACCAGGCCACGCTGCTTGCGCGCCTGCTTTATAGCTGCACCCACGATCTTGGCTTTTTCCTTCGTATCCATAGCCAGCATGTGAGTTATCAAGTCCTCAATCGTCTATAAAAGTTTTGCTTGAAGAGATTTTCTAGTTGTGCTTATAATCGAGCATGACCACAGAACCTCTCCCGCTCACACTGGTTTTCAAGCAGGCAGGCAGCGCCAGCGAACTGGCGCGTCGGCTCAAGATCACGCCTTCCGCCGTGCTGCAGTGGGACAAAGTGCCCCCGACACGGGTTTTGGAGGTCGAACGGATTACCGGGGTTTCGCGGCATTTGCTGCGGCCCGACATCTTCGGCGCGCGCCCCATTGAAGGGGTATCAGCATGAGCGCCGAAGGTCAGATCAAGGCATTCATCGACCGAATCCTGCGCCTCAAGGAAGAGCAGGACGTTATCGGCGACGACATCCGCGACATCTACGCGGAGGCCAAGGCCATGGGCTTCGACAAGACCGCCATGGGCAACGTCGTCGCCCATCTGCGCAAGGTCGCGAAAAAGGGTTCCGAGACCGTCGCCGAGCAGGGCGCCATCTTCGACATCTACCTCGCCGCTTACGAGGGGCATGCGCCTGCGCCCGCCCGCGTACGAGAAAACATTGAGAAATTTGACCCGCTGACCGGCGAGATCTTCGAAGACGCACCACGCGCCGACGGCGGCCTCGACATCGTCACCCGACAGACCGAGATCGCAACGAACGAAGGAGGCGCCAACCCAGATAGCGCTGACGTGGCTCAAGGGAGCATTCCCGACCTCGAACCCTCTGGCCCGGAGGCTGAACGGGCAACCAATTCGCCGGAAACGGCAACAGGTCCGAAGGTGCTCGACGGACGCTCGGGAGACGAACCCGAAAGCAGGCACCAAATCGTCGTGTCGAGAGACGGGGCCGGTCAGAACCTCACCGGCAATCCATTCACAGCCAAACCACCATCCCCGTTGAGGCCGCATTGCCAGCAGCCGGAGGCATGCGGCGGCTATGGCCGAAACCACTGCCACACATGCGCGAAAGCAATGCGCGAACGCGAACCTGCGGAGGAATTGGCATGAGGAAGATTTCATCCGGCCTCGACGAGATGGTTCAGCGCTTCATTGAGGGCGAGGTCA